CGCGCTAAATGCGCGGCTTTTTTGTTTAGTTATTCCAATTCTTTTTTAATCAATTTAAACGCATAATAAAGCGCGAAAAATGGAATAAATGTAAAATAGTTAGCATGTATTTTTGTGAATGATCTTTTATTTTGTTTGGTGTGTTTTATGGGCAATAATCCAATAAAAAGCAAAATTAAACATAAATAAAAAGATCTTTTTAAATACTTATACATTGAACTAACCAAACTAAAACGCATATTACTAAATAAATATGCGCTATTTTTTCTAGTGTTTTAAGCATTTTTTGACCTCTTTTTATCTTTTGTAATAAATGCCCATAGTTCATTCCATTCACCCAAAAACATTTTGCGTTTATGCAAAATACGTTTGTGATTTTCATTATATGCGATTAATTCGCCGTTTTCTAGTGTTAAAATAATCGCTGCACTTCCTCTTTCTCTTTCCATTTAAGACCTCTCTTTATTTTACAATTTTTTTAATTTGATGTAAATAAAACCAAAGATTTTCAGAATAAGCAATTGTAACTTTTTTCTCTTCATCAAAATCAAAACCTTCGATTATGACAATTGTATTATTTAAATCATGGTTTAATTCTACTTTATCACCTATTTTATATTTATTCATTATCTACCTCTTTTAATTTCCATAGATACCGCCGCAAAAACGGCGATATTTCGCGCGGTAATTAATCGCGCTCTTCAGTATGGATTTATTTATATTTATCTATATGTGTTGAATTATTCCATTCTTTATGATCCTTATCTTCTTCATAGCTAGTAAATGTGAATCCTTCTTTATGTGTTTTTTTAGCGTATTCATATTTATTATCGGATTCCTGCATTTTATTAATTGTGCTGAAATAAATCCAGTCGAGCCTGAATTCACCTTCATATAACTCACGAACAAAGCTATTTATTGCTTTAGCGCATTTATGCGCGGCTTGGTCCAGTTTAGTTTGATCTTGTTTTTTTTGTGCTTTTGTTTTTGGTTTTATCATTGTTTTACTCTCTTTTTTTGTTTAGTGTTTAATTAATCCAATTCTATTGGTTGCAATCATTTTCATGTCATTAACTGAACAATCAATAAACCGCGCTTTTTTTAATTCCTCTCTAGAATCAAATATTACGGCGCGTTTGTCAGTGTCTTTTATTAAATGATCCATTTTACCACCTGTAGAAAAACAAAAAATAAAATTCGGCGGCAATGCTACAGATTTAAAAAATGGTACGCTTTTGGTATATCCATAAAAAATAATATTAGGATTATTTTTTGCAATGGTTAACCAGGAACGCAAATATTTTAGGCTGTAAAAATCGCCGCTGCTATGAATGCGCACAAACTCAACACGCTTTTTTATTAACTCACTTTGAATTGATTCAATAAATAATTCTGGCTTTTTTGTTAGTTCATAATTAGCATGATATTTTGCTTGGACGTTTGGATATTTAAACGTGCCTTTGTCAGCGTAACAAATTGCCTTGCAACTGTCCGCAAATGGACAGCTTGAAACCGCTGGCAAATTGAACTCATACAAGCGCACGCCGTTTAATTTAGCGGTTTTTTTTATTTTGCTGTTTGTATTTGTTAAATAGTTACTCATGTTTATACCTCTCTCTTTAATTCAGTTTCAAAATCTTTTGTTAATAATGTGTAAACATTATCTTTAGTATTATATGAATATGAAATTATATTTATATTACATACTTTTTTTAAATGATCAATTGCTTGGTCTAGTAAATGATTATATTGGTAATCATACGATAAAACAACGGCGGTTATTTTATCATTAGTACGGCCATTAAAAAACGTGTCAATTATTTTAATGCGCGTGCCTTTTGTATTGGTTGCTGGTAATAGTTTGATTGCGAATGATCTTAAACGATCCATGTTAACCTCTCTCTTTATTTGTTTTAATTACTCTCTGCGGCTCTCATTCCGCAAATAAATATACTTATAATATTAATACGTGTCAACACTTGCTTTAATAAAAATATTGAGTCTAATCAAAATTAAAAAGGAAAGCGGCGCATAATGTCAAATAGTCAAACTAATAAATTGTAAAATGCTAAGTCTAACAATATCAACACTTAGTATTGCGCATAATAAACATTATGTATAACAGGATCGGATACACCAAGGCAAACCACCAAAAATGCCAC